CGCGCTGCCCGGTTGCTGCGGCCATGCGCGAAGCGTTTTGCTCCTGCGTGATGTCAAACGGATCCAGCGTGAGCCTTCCGCGCGTGGGCGTTGTGCCCAGCCGGGTGTAGTCGGCCAGGCGCGCCACGGCGCGATCATCCAGCTGGCCCTGATCCATGGCCCTGCCGACTTGCTCACGCAATGACGCACGCATGGCCGGGGTGATCGTGGCCGGGTCGATCCCGCTGGACTGCAGCGACACGTTGATGGTCTGGTCCACGCGCGCCATTTGCATCTGCTGCTGGCGCGGGATCAGGCTCTTGACGCCGTCAACAGCAGAGCGCCCCAGCGCCAGCGAACCAGCACCCAAGACACCACCACCGGCGGCTGAGATGAACTGGCCCAGCGGCCCTGCGCCGGCCTCTTGGGCCTGCTGCCCTGCTAGGCCAGCCGAGCCGGCGCTGACGACTTGCTGCACCGGATCCCTGGACAGTCGAGAAAACACCTCGCGCGCAACGGGTGCGGCTTCTGTCAGCGCCCTTGAGCCCAGCTGCGCTAGCTTGGTGCCAGCACCCGCGCCGGTCATCAGCTCGGCGCCGGTTGAGGCGATGCGCTCGGCGCTGGTTTCCGGCCTGGGCAGCCCAGCTCGGTCCAGCAGCTCGTCAATCGCCACCGACGCCGGCTTGAACTGCAGGCCCGCGTTGGGCCGGCCGGCGACCACGTTTTGCACGGTGTTGGTCAGGCCACCAAGCGCATCAGAGAAGATGGCCACGGGTGCGGCCAGTCCCTTGATGCCGGCGCGAGCCGTGAGCCCAAGCTGATCGGCAAGGGTGCGGGTGCGTGGGGCAGCAGGCTTGACCGCCAGGTGTTGTTCAATGAGCTGCTGCGCACCTTCTGGCGTGGTTCCTTCGGGCACCTCAAAGCGCCCGATGCGCCCGTCAGGCATTTCAAATCTTGCGATGGGCATGGCGTGCTTTCAGTTGCGCAGCGACGGCAAGGGCTGCTCGTCGAAGCCGAGGAACCTCACAGTGCCTGGCGCGTTGGCTGCGTCTTGCTGAGCCTTGAGCCTTGCGGCCTCCGATTCCGCCTGCTGAGCCAGCGCCTCGCTGATGTTGCGAGCGCCTGCTGGGCCGGCTTGAAAGTTGAGGCCCTTGATTGCAAGCTCGCGGTTGCTTCGCTTTTGCTCAAGCCGGGCGGGCGTGTCACCCGGGCGCGGGAAGAACTGGCTGCCGGTGGTTGCGTACTCGTCGTTGCTGATAGCCGCGCCAGATTCCTTGCGCAAGATGGCCGCCACAAATTGCTTCTCGGCGTTCACGAACTGCTGACCATTGGCTGACATCATGAAGTTGCCGCTGTCAAACGGGAGCTGCGATGCGTAGTAGTCGCCGTTGCTGATCTTGTCGAGCCTCTCAAGGTTGTTGAGAGCATTGGATGCGCGGATGCCAAACGCGACTGCGTTGCCTTGTGTCTCTGTCAGGGCCCCGCCCTTGCCCGGCACAGGCTTGCCGTCGGGCCTCAACAGCGGCGCGGCGGTGACGGGCCCTTGCGCGTACTTGGGCAAGATCATCGTGCCGTCAGGTGTGTCTAGGGTGATAACTTCGCGCCCAGACTGCGCCAAGCTATTGGCTGCCGTTTGGGCTGTCTGGTTTTGGCCGCGGATGGTGGTGTTGGAGCTGAGCACCGCATCAGGCGATACCGTCTTGGCTTGTGTTGCCACGGGCACGGCGCTGTATTCGGTGCGGAAGGTTCTGTTGCCGCCGTTGTCGTCGCTGATGATCTTGTCGCGCGACTTGACGCCTTCCAGATACTGGATGCCGCCCGTCTCGCTGACCACGAAGGCCCGGCCGTTTTGGTCGTACTGGGGGGTGGTTGAGAACTTCGGGCGAAGCGATGCCCTCATTGACAGTGCGGCTGTCGGGTTGATCTTGGCCAGCCCATCAATGTAGGCGTCGAAGTCGAAGCCAGATCTGCTGGTTGGGATGGCAGCAGCGGCGGCGTTGGTGGGCCCACCGTTGGCCGCCATGGCCATCTGCTGTGGCGTGCGGAAACTTTGCTGAGCCAGCGTGCGCTCGGCGGCGCGATCGGCCTGCGCTTGCTGCATCTGGGCCAGCTGCATCTCAAACAGCTGCTGGCGCTGCTTGCGCTGATCCAGCTCGCCGTCTTGATCCCGCGCCTGGTTGTAGCCCACAAGTCCAGACACACCCGCCCGGCCGATGTTGTTGAACGGCGTGCCTTGCCTTGCGCCGGCAAGCCCACCGAAGGCAGCGCTGAGAAGGCCTTGGCCCTCTGGCGTACCGATGAAGTCCAAAAGTCCAGGCATCACCGACCTCCCATCATTTCGAGTAATTTCTGCTGAGCCTGCCGGCGCTGCATCTCTTCTTGCATGCGGCTTTGCGATTGCGCTTGCTGCTCTTGCAGCAGTCCCATAAACACCGGGTTGCCGCCGCCGCCAAACTGAGGCGCTGGGGCTGGCATCTGAGGCGTGTCAGGCGACAGCAAACCCTGCGCCGTCTTGGCCGCGCCGAGTGCGTTGCCCACCGGCTTGATGACCTTGTTGGCCTCGTCCAGGTAGCCCTTGGCCTGGGTGCCGAAGCGCGACAGCTGATCGAACATGCTCGAGCCGCCCATGCCCGGTGCAGCGCCGAAGTAGCTCTCGCCCATGGCGGGGATTGAGCCGCTCAGGCCCGCGCCCACGTTGCCTGCAAGTGAGGCTTCGGTGCCGGCGAGTGCGGCCTCGGCGCTGATCCCAGACAGCAAGCTGCTGCCCGCTGCAGTGCCTGCTGCGCCTGCTCCTGCCGCAGTAGCGCCCGCACCTGCGGCTGCAGCACCGGCACCAGTAGCGGCACCTGCTGCGCCAGCACCCAAGGCAGCGGGTGCGGCCAGTCCACCCGTGGCGGCCACGACGCCCATCAGCGCGATCTGCTCAGGCGTCAAATTCTTCAACATCTTGAGTCCGAACATCACTTCACTCCTTTGGCGGGCGCAGCGCCGGCCGGTTGCATCACTGCTTGTGGCGCGATGTATGGGTTGGGCGAGCTACGGAACATCGGGTTGCTGAACTGCGCAGCGGGCGCCGCCGGCATCGCCTTGGCCCACTCAGGGATGTCCATGGTGGTGCTGTTGGCCGTGGGCTGCCCGAACACCAGCTTGCCGTTGACGATGCTGATGTTGGTGCCGGGCAGGTTCATGGCAGGCCCCTGCGAGCTGGGCTGCTGGACGTACTGCGGCATGCCGTAGCCGGAGCCCGTGCTGTTGAACAGCGAGTTGTTGAACATCACTTACCCCCGCCCTTGCCGGTGGTCGTTGAGGTGCCGCCCAGGTTGCTGCCGAACACGCCGGACATGGCCGCGAGCTGCTTGTAGGGAAGGTCAAGCTGGTCTTGGTACTGCTGGTAGCCGAAGTCCTTGTTTTGCTGATCGAAGTTGCGCGCGTAGGCCCCAGCGTTCATCAGCTGCTGGGCGTCGTTGTATCGGGCCTGCCCGTAGGTTGGCGCCAGCTGAGCCGCCTGCAGCGCGCGGTTGTTGCTGTCTTGGTAGTCCTGGCCGTACATCTGGCTGGCGATGTCACCGAGCTGCTTGCCGGCGGCGACCTGCTGGTTTTGCAACGTCTGCTGCAGCCCTGAGTTGCCGAAGCTGCCCGAGGCCACCATCGCGCTTTCGGTCTGCGGCTTGGTCATGTTGTTGAACTGATCGACCACCGAGCCCTGAGCGCGACTGACGGCTTGGCCCAGGTACGGATTCGACTGCCCCGGCTGCATCATGCGTTGCAGGGCGTTGGCGCCTGCGTTCATGGTCGCGTCGCCGCCCTGGGCGCGCTGGGCCACCATGTTGAGCCCCTGCTGCTCGGCGCCCGTGGGCCCGGCGTAGCGCTGGCCGGTGAAGGGCTGGTAGCCCATGTTGCCCAAGTTCATCGCCTTGTTGCTGTAGGCGGTGGCCAGCGGCTTGAGCTCGTTGGGGATGGACTGCGTGGTGGTCGACGACTGGCTGCCGCCCTTGCCGTAGATGATGCGTCCGCCTTCACGGCGGGTGCAGTCGTTGCCGAAGGGCTCGCCCAGGGCGTAGAGTTTTTCACGGGAGATTTGCATGGTCGACCTCGACTTCAAGGATTTGGTACACGGGTTTAAAACGTAGCTTCATGCGATACAAACGAGCCTGAGCGGGCCCGGCGGCGCAGCGGATGGTGGAGCACCCAAGCGATGCGGCCATCGTCTTCAGCGCCTCGAAGAACCGCTCGAACTGCGCGTTGTGCGCCACCAGATCGGTCACGAACAGCGTGCGCAAATTGGGCAACTGATCGACGCGGATGACGGCCCAGCCGACGATCTTTTCCCCGTCGTGCATGGCGATCAGCGTGCGCTCGCCGCGCGACAGCAGCATCTTCAGTTGGCTGCCGGTGATCTCGCCGCCCGAGACGTCACACGCCTCATGCAGGCAGGCCGCGCCGTCGCGCCAGGCGCGGTCGATTTGCTCAAGCGGAACAGGCCAGATCTGCATCAGTTTCCTGTCAGTGCGCGGCATGGGACGAAGGTCCCAGGCGTGCCGCCCACGGTGCACAGCCAGCCCGTCAGGACGTACTTGCTGCCTACGGTGCCGGCCTCCGCGGGCGTTGCGTTGCGCACGAAGTCACCCACCGCGTAGCTGCCCGACGTGGGCGCTGCGGTGGCCGCGTTGTGCACGGCCGAGGCGGTGCCCTCGGTGAGCTGGTTCACCTGCACGTTGGTCGCGCGGAACAGATCGGTGAGCTTGCGCTCCATCTGCGCCTTGTCGGCCGGAAAGCGCGGGAAGACGTCGAGCTTCAACGCTGACCCGCCGGCTTGAGATCCGCGCGCACGGCGCTGGCCTTCCAGTCGCCGGTCTGGTCCACCTTGAAGCGGTGGAACCGGGCGCGCTGGCGCATGTCGTGGCGGCCGTCGGTCTTGGCTGCGCTTTGGCTGGTGGCGAGCGTCACGCCTTCTTCGTCGCGGGTGTAGCCGGTGGCCGTCGAGGTCGTTGGAGCCTGCGCATAACGGATGCGCACCTTGTCGCAAAACGTGTAGCCCGACTCGTCGCCGATGTCGCCGGTGGTGATCGAGCTCGACGTGCATGCGCCCGACAGCGACTGCACCACATGCGAGGTGTTGAACACCGCCGAGACCTGCGCGCCGGCCAGCCAGAACGGCGAGTCGTAGGGAATCGCGGGCCCCGAGTCGTAGGTGGTGATCGTGCCGCCGCCGGCGTAGGTCAATGCCGGGCTCACATAGCCCACGCTGGCCTCGATGGCGCGGTCAGCGCGGCCCCACTGCTTGGTCAGGACGTGATAGACCGCACAGCGGTCCAGCGTGGTGCTGCCGCTCGAGCAGTAGTAGACCGACACCGTGTAGTTGATCTTGTCCCAGTACAGGCTGGTCTTGAACCGATAGTCGGGGTTCATGTCGGCGAACAGCCAGTTGCGAATGGCCAGCGAGCCGTCGAGTGGCCTGGGCGTGGTGCCGTCAAAAACGTAGACGTTGTCGGCGCCGACGAAGATGTGGCCGATGAGCGTGTCGACCACCGCCTCTTGACCCACGCAGCCCACGTCGTTGGACACTTGGCGGAAGTCCCACACCGACGGCGCGCCGGCGTAGCGGCCGACGAACATCGAGCGCAGCTTGTAGACGACGATGTCGTCGCCAAAGCGCCGGGTGGCCAGCAGCGGGCCCGAGCCGCCCACCAGCCGGCCGGTGGTGCATTGGGTGGAGATGGCTGGGGTCCAGTCGGTCTCGTCGTTGAGCGCCGAGCACCACCAGCGATCCGGGCTGGGCCCATAGGTCGCGTCTATCGTCGAAAACGCGATCACAAAGCCCAGCGTCTGCTCAAGGAACTTGGCCTGGGGTGCTGCGGCGATGTCGGCGAAGGCCGTGCCTGAGCTTGTCGAGCGCTGGATCTTGGCGGTGGGCGTGGCGGCGATGGTCGAGTTGCCGTAGGGGATGAACACCCAGCGGTCTTCGGTGCCGGCGGTGTAGCTGCCGGCGCGCGAGCGGTCGTTCCAAGTGGCGCCGTCCCACTCGTAGATCTTGCTGGCCGTACCGGCCAGAAAGCGCCTCGAGCCCGACAGGTCCGACACCACAGCCGAGCCCTGGCAGGTCGCCGCCAGTGCGGTGACGCCGGTGGTCGCGGCACTGGGTGCGCCCTTCATGCCAGCCTCAAACGGGATCGTCATCACGCAGTCGGTGAGCACGCCCGGCGTCATCGGGTCCAGGTCAGGAGAAAAGCCGAGCAGCGGGGTCACAGCGCGCGCACCCTCATGGCCGAGCCCGAGCGCAGCGCGGCGTCGTCACGGAACTGCAGGTCGTTGATGGCGGCTTGGTAGCGAGACTCGTAGGCCTGTGCCTTGTCGGCGTCCATCAGGTAGGCCGAGCCCTCAACGAGACAAGCATTGAGGTAGACCGCCGGGTGGTTGGTCAGCAACCAGTTGGTGGACGCTGTGGCGAGCGCTGTGAAGCGCTGGTAGTAGCTCATGTCCACCGTGTAGACGCCGTCGGGGGTGGGGCCGAACACCAGCGTGTCGCCGATGATGGTGTAGACCAGCGGCTGGCCGGTGTAGTTGGCGCTCTCCGGGAACTTGCGGTCCAGGTACTCGGGCGTCACCACCGACAGCGCGCCGGCGGGGCTGGTGTTCGTGACGACGAGGTTTTCGGCCTCAAGGAAGTCAGACGGCAGCGTCACCGCCTGCGTGCCGGCCACCGTGCTCAGTGTGGTGTTGACCACCTGCTTGCGCAAGCGCAGGTCGCGCGCAATGCGGCCCTCGGCCAAGCTCACGAAGTCGGGGATGACGGCCGTGAGATCCGAGCGGTTGAGCCACGCGGCCACGCTGGCCAGTAAGTCAGAGTAGGTGGCGAGCGCCATTTAGATCTGCCCCTTCCAGACGCGGAAATGCGCCAGCGCCGGGTCGTTCAGGAAGCGCCGCTGATGCGCCTGATCACGCGCCAAGTCCTGCAGCCCGATGTGGTTGTCGTTGCAGTACTTCTCGACCAGCACCACCGGCACCGAGGCCGCCAGGCGCATGTCGGACGAGCCGAAGCGCCCTGCCTTGTGCATGGCCTGGGCGCGCTCGGCGTAGGGCGTGCAGTCCTGCGTGGTGCCGGTGTGCAGCGCGCCGTCCTCGAGCGCCACGGTGGTCACCACCCCCGGTGCGGCTTGGATGTCGGTGCGCAGCATCAGCTGTTTTCCAGCGAAGTGACGTTGATCTGGCCGGCCGCCGTGCCCTGGATGTAGGCGATGTGCGTGAGGCCCTTGGGCACTTGCAGGTAGATCGAGTCGGCCGGCTGCACCAAGATGTCGTTGGTGGTGGCCGTCACGCCGCTCAGGCCCAGCTTGACGTAGCACTCGTTGCGAGCGGCCACGCGGATGTAGCTCGGTGCGAGGCCAGATGAGGCGTTGGGGATGGCGGTGGCCGCCGAGGCCGCGCCGGTGGCTGCAGAAAAGCCGGTCGTGACAATGGTCACCCCGGCGTGAAATGTTTGAGCCATGTAAAAACTCCAGCGCCATCTCGGCGTTAAGAGATCAAAAAAAAGGGGCCCCGAAGGGCCCCGTGAGACTGGGACGAGCGGCGTCTTAAAGAGGCGCCAACGTCACGCTGATGCACCCGGCCGCAGCCGTCAGCACGCCGGCAAAGTCGATCACGATGGAGTCGCCCGCGGCCAAGC